CAAAGATTGGTTTTCAGCCTGTTCCTGCTGCTGTTTGAAATTACTGATTTCCCCGCGAACGCTGTTCAGTTCGTTCTGCAAGGCATAATAATTGGGGTCAACTGGTCCGACTTGTTGGTACGGATCGACTTCACCCAAATTAATTCCATAGGACTGGGCCAGATTGGCCAGATAGGCCCGCTTCTGATCCGGCGGGCTATTGCGAAGCACATGGTCAGCTTCCATAAGCGCCTTCACGGCGCGGGGAGCGTCAATACCAAGGCCCTGAATGGTATTCATGTAAGGCTGGATAGCCTCATTCATCTGGTCGGCAAACTGGGCTTTTGAGCGCAAAGGCTCAATACCAGCCCGCATTTCTTCCTCACGTTTGTAAGCGTATTCCTGCAAGCGGGGATCGGCGGTCTGCCAAACATCGTGGTAGTCGCGCTTCCAAGAGGAAGGCGGGCGCTTCCAGACGGGTTCCTCAACGGGGGCGTCTTCTGCAGCGTCATTGGCTACAAACTTGCCGTTGGGAGCGCGTGAGGCCGGTTCTTTGGTTTCTGGCTGGCTGGTTTCAACGTCGTCAAATTGCTGGGCAAGCAGTTCTTTACGATCTACGCCCTTGTCGTCGTCTTCTGGAATGATCTGATCTTGGGTGTCCAAGTTCATCGTCTCCTTAGTTGTGCAAGTATCTGATTAGCTTGACGGTCACTCATATCCCCCAAACGCCTGTGCAACATCTCGCGGCGGTTAGTCTGAACCGGCAGCGGGGCGTTCTGCATTGTCTCGTTTCCGATCTCAATGCAGTTATGTTGGCGTAAATGTTCTCTATGCTTGGAACGCGAAGTAATCATACTCCCGTCAACCATGCTCTTATAGGGTTGAATGTCAAGCATAATCTGGTGGCCAGACTTTGTATGTTTGTCGAGTTCTTCACGAACCCATACTAGCTCGTCATCCTGATACTCAGCCAGCAAGCCTTTGCGGTCATATACAGCGCGGTATCTGCTCATAGAAGCACCATCAAATCTTCATCTTCCATTTCTAAGTATTCGTTCCAAAGCCGTTCAGCACTTGCCAAGTCATTGATAAGTCTATCAAAATCAATGTTGCTGACGAATGCTTGGTTTTTATTGTCGTTTTGCTTGTCAATTACTTCAAACCCAGCCGTGAGTTCTTTGGCTAGGTCAGGCTTGCCTTCAACAATACGTTCGTAGGCCGCAATGATGTCTTTGCGCTTTTGCTCAAGCCTTTGATTTTCCTTGTCAAAACGCTTCTGTAGTTTCTTGTGATAATCGCCGTCATGGGTGTCATCAACAATGATAATCGGGGCTGGGACGTAAATTACGTTGCCCGCCGTGCCTGTGGCTTCCGCGCCTGTCAGGGCAACCGTGACACCGCCAAAGCCTACGGTCCCCACTTGGCCGGTAGCGGCGTTGCCGGTCAGAAGATCAGCGTCTGTCTCTAAGACGGTCCCGACTGCCGCCGTGGCTTGAACGCCAGTCAAGGCTAGGGTTTCGGACGGTGCAACCGTACCAGCCGCCCCGGTGGCTCCTACGCCCGTCAGGGCAACAGTACGCTCACCTACGCCAACGCTGCCCGGTGATCCCGTAGCGGCGTTGCCCGTAACTGGGAGGCTATCCCAAAGGGCTGTATCCCAAGTGCCTGTGTCCCACGGACCCTGCGCCGCCATTAGGCAATGCGGATAAGAGCGTTGGTTGCGTCACTGGTCGGCATGGTCAGCGTGAATGTCCCGGCGGTCACGGTTTGCGAACCAAACGTATGAACAGAAATAGCCTTGTTGCTCTGGGTTGAGTTATAGATCAGGACGCAATCAAAAGCTGTGGTCAGCGTAACAGTCGTGTAAGTCAGGCTGGCCGAAGGCGTCCAATAGCCCGTCGTGCCGCTAGTCGTGGGGGCCGTGGCGTTGGTGACAGTAACGCCGCCCGCCGAATAGCCCGTGCCAGTCACTTCGCCTGTCACGCTGTAGGCCGTAGTGGCCGCATTGATTGTGGCCGAGGCTAGGTACAGCGCGGCCTTGAGCGTGTCCGCCCCGGTGCCAGCCCGGATGACAGTCGTTCCAAGGGCGTGGATGCCAGACAGGATTTCGCCCTTAAAGGACGTTGCCATTGCTTGTGTGTTGCTCACGAAAAGCCTCCAATTTCAGATGTGGAAATCATGGGTTTCTTCAGATGGACATGGACCGAGCGGTGGACCATTTCATCGCCATCCCAGTATTCAACCCATGCGGTTGATTCATTGTCGTCTTCAAACTGGCCTTCGCGCTTTTCAAGCAACGCTTCGTCCATGTTGCCTTTAGTCGTTGTAATCATTGCATCATTCCCGGTAATTGCGGCGGTACAGGCTCAACGCCCATCGCCCTGCCATCTGGGCCGCGCACGATCCGCTTGGGCGCGTTAGCGGCCTGAAGGACATCATGGAGCCTCTGCATAGATTCGCCGTGCATATTTGCCATGTTGTTGTGGGCTTCGGTCATCTGGTCCATCGCCATGCGGACGTTATCGCCCAGTTCCTTGGTAATTGTCTCAGACGCCGCCTGCTGTGCCTCAATCATGGGTAGGTCCATGCCGGGGTTGGCAGCGATGCGGGCGACCATAATCTTGGTAGCAGCGTCCAATTCGGACTTCCAACGGTCAAACTGCTCCTTGGCCGCAAGCTCCTGCATCTTAAGCTGGGCTTCGTGCTGCTGACGCTGCCCTTCCATCTGGGCTTCCATCTGAGCTTTCATTTGCTCAATCTGCATGTCAGCCCGTGCGCGGGCCTGCTGGCCCTGTGCGTCGGCCTGAACCTTCATCTGGGTTGCCTGTTGGTCAGCCTGTATCTTCATCATTCAGGGTTCTGCGGCGGACTTTGGGCAGCCTTGGCCGCCTTGTCCTCAAGCTGCTTGGCAGCCAGATCAATGGCCCCTTCAATGGTCTGAGCCTGTTTAAACCCGCCCACGGAGTATTTGACGATCTCCATCAGCATGGGGGTCATTTCAGGCACCTGCTGGCTTGCCGGGACCATTTCGCGCATTAGATTGCTAAACGCATTCATAAACTCCATGCGTTCCTGCTTGTTCTGGTTCTCGTCAAGCTGGACCAGACTGTCGGCGGCTACCTGAATGCGGAACGAACGTAGGGGGCTATCCTGCATCAGTTGCAAGGCTTGGGGGATCATCTGCTGATCTGCAGGCGACATTTGTTCAGCCGCAGCTAGATGAAGGATAGTTTCAGGTTGGAACTTAGTGCAGATAATCTGCGCTTTTAGCCTTAGTAGTTCGCTGGCGAATAGCGCAACGCTCTCCTGCATAGCTCGCAGCCGCAATCCTGCATATTGTCCCTTAAGCTGCTGGGCCGTCGCCGACTCAGAAGCCGCACCAGCGCCGCGCAGAATGTCTGAAATACCCGTGATTTCATAAATCTGCCCTTTGATGTTGGCCTGAGCCTGATAGCAGTTGATAAGCGCGGAGGCCAATGTCTCGATGGGGAGAAGGTCGATAGAACCCTTCAACCCACCTTTCTCAGAGAAGGCCATCCATTTATCGACAGGGATCAACGTATTGTTGTCCCCTTCCGTCAACAAACGCTGCAGTGCTGGCTGAGAAGCATCATACACACCACGGACGCGCAGGGATTTGACCAGACCGTCAATGCGGTCAGTCAGGATGTCTAGTTCGTTGGCCTGATCCTGATACAGGATAAAGTCCGGCACTGGTATGAGGCTATCGCTGGTCGTCGTGGCGTACAGCGGCTTGGCGCACGGGAAGAAGCATTCCAGTTCAAGCGGGTCGTCCCGCTCGTCTAAAAGCTCCGCATAGTTTTCCATGAACCAGTAAACCTTGGCGGTTTCCTTGTCCCATAGTTCGCAGACCTTGGCCTTGTCGTTGGTCTTTTCCTTCTGGCCGTACTTGGTCAGACCGTCCGGGCTGCTGTTAAACGAAATCTTTTTGGCCAGCTTCTTGCCAAAGCGTTCCGTAAACGCATCCTTGGACATATAAACCCAGCGCCAGACCTGCGTTACTTCTTCCCAAGTACGAGCGCAAGAATGGCCGAAATCACGCCAGTGAACGTAGTCGGTGGGGGCGCACTCGTAGTCAATTTCTTCAGGGGGGCCATCGTTCCCGGCGGTTTGATTGTGGATGTCGCCTTCGGCTTCTTTGGACTCGCCTTCTTCAATGTCTTCGGTGATTTGGTAGCCATCTTCGGGTACGTCCTGCTGTTTGATATGCGGGTCATAGCGCACCCACGACACGCCGCGCCCGCCAAGGAAACGATCTTCCACGGCGTAACGCATGGCTGAACGAAAGTCAGGATAATGCTCAATTTCGTAATCAAGCGCCCGCTCAATCAGCAAAGACGCAACGCGGCCAACGGGGTCGTTATCACCAAAACGCCGCGATACGTCGGCCTTGGGCAGACGGGCGTACACAGCCGGAACTAGCGTATTGACGTTGGACCAAAGGATATTGAACCGCGCAGCCTCGTTCGCCATGCCGGTGCCAGTACCCTGATCATCCCGGTAACGGCGAATGATCTTCGTGGTCCGCGCTTCCCACTTCTTGTACTCGCCATTGTACGCATGGACGCTGCTCAAGAGCTTATTGACGGTAGAATCGACTTTTTCCAATGCCATCGTCTAATTCCTTAATGTCGTATTAACGCGGCGGCATTCCGCCCGGAGGCATACCCTGCGGAGCCATGCCTTGCGGAGCGCCCTGTAGGCCGCCCGGAGCCTGACCGCCCGGTTTGGCAACCATAATGTCGCCTTCGATGTGCATCATGTTGGGCGGGCCGCCAGCGTTGCTCTTGCTCAACCGCACAGTGCCGTCAATCTGCACAGGCGCGGGCGGGCCACCCTGCTGGCCTTCAGCCGGGGCCATCATCACGGTACCGGAAATCTTGGAGTTGACGGTTCCGCCGCCGGGGGCGGCTCCGCCCTGCGGTGCCATCATGCCACCGCCGTCAGGACCGGCGGGGGGAGCATTACCGCCAGCAAGCTGTAGGCGTTGCATGATTGCAGCCATTCTCTGTGGGTCGATAGGCATGGTGTTTCCTTACTTGTTACGATGAGAGATTGCGTCAGCCTTGGACTTGGCATCTGCCTTGCTGGACGCGCCCCAAGCCTTGAGCGCCAATGCGAGGCGGGTAGGTTTGCCGTTCTTCTCCATTGGACCGGGCATACCGCCCATACGGGCCAGAAAGGACGCGCGGCGGGGATTGTCACCGCCCTTGACAGGGGGCTTTAGCGTCCCGCCTGTCTGGGCATGATAAGACGCGCGGCCCTTGGCGTTTAAACCGCCCGCCTTGCTCTTACCTTCGCTGCGCGTCCATGCTGCGGTCACGAGAAGATGCCGACAGCCATGACTTCTACGCCAGCGCCCGTGGTGACTTTCCACGCGCCGTTGGCCGACACGGCATTGAGTTCAATGTTATACACGCCGGGGATTACAGACGCGCTGGCCGGAAGGACAGTATGCGTGAGAATGCCCGTACCCGTGCCATCGACAATCACAACATTGCCAGTCGCGCCAGTCGTGACCGTGCAGATCAGGCGATGCAGGTAGTCGCCTACTGCGCCAGTCGGGCCGAGAACCTGAGCCGATGCACTTGCCGCCACATGCTCATAAAAATACCGATATGGGTTGTTTACGCCGCTCATAGTCTAGCCCTTCTCTTTGTCTTCTGTGATGCCCACATATCATTCAATGTGGCCGTG